TAATACTATGATAACACGAAATGTTGCATTTGTCTTTGATTTAATGAGTATCTTATTTTTATTTTTTAATTAATAGGGAAATAATAGGGAAAGGTCGTCCAACTTATTCCTTAAGTTTATTTTCATATTTTTTGTAACATGTGTATAAATAGATAGAGTTGTGTTAATATCAGAATGACCTAATCTTTCAGATATTACTTTAATAGGTATGTTTCGTTCGATTAATAAAGCAACGTGAGTATGTCTAAAAATATGTGAATTGATATTCAAAGGTTGCAAAGAATTCAAAACAGTACGATATGAAATTTTAAAAATAAATTCCTTATCAGAAATATAATGCAACAACAACGTTAGTATAAAATCAGATACCTCTATTGTACGAATACTAGATAGTGTTTTTGGTGTTGAAATCTTTCCATTTTCTAATTTAGTTTTATTGACTGTTAAAGTTTTATTTTTAAAATCAACATCTTTCGGATTTAACGCAAGCACCTCTCCTATTCTTAACCCTGTATGTAATTGAAGTACAGCTATATTTCTAACTGTATTATTTTTTATTCTTTTCAAGATATCTGATATTTCATCTTTTTCTAGATATTTATTTTTTTGCAATTCAAAATATTTTTCCTCTTTAGTTAACTTGAATTCAAGTCTAACATTGAAATTTGAAACGTAATATTTTTTTATAAATTGGAAAAAATTATTAAAAACCATACAAGTTAATTTAATAGCGTTTGGTGAATATTTTCCTCTCATATCCATTAATTTTTTTTCATATCTTATTTTAGTCACATTTGATAATTCTTCTGTATCGCTGAGGAAGTTTATTTTATTAGCATAAGCTAAATAAGAATTATAAGCCAAAGTCGGCTTTTTAAATTCAAGATACTTTTGTTTGTAATAACCTAAATTATGAACCTCTTGAGCTGGATTTAAAATCTTATTGATCTTCTCTTGCAATTCCTCAAAAGCTTCTTTCTCAGTAGCACGAGTTTTGTTATTTTTAACTATCGAAACACGTCTGTTTTTTCCGTTCTTATCCTTGAATGATTGAACGTATCTATATTTACCGTTATGGGTAATCTCTCTATACATAAAAATACACATCCTTTCTTGATTTTAAATAGATGTGTATGATATACTATTAGTACTACGATGTGTATACCATACACATTTTATAAACTCTCATACTCTTGGCGGGGTGGAGAGTTTTTTTATTATTCTACATTTGAAATTTTATCGAAAAATTCAATTATTTCTTTAGCGTTTATTGCTAATCCTTTATATACTAGACTGTTTGTCTTGATAGGTTTATTTAGTAAATCGATACTGTATGTACCTTCATTTAATCCTGTAACTGTAAATTCTATCTTTAATTCAGTAGCTTGATCTTCTAATTTTTTCTTACCAGTTAAACCACCGATTATCATTCCAGCACCACCTAATAAGATTCCACCTGCTGCTACACGACCTATTGAAATTCCACCTTGAGCAACTTTTGAACCGTCTTCTATAAGTTTATAATCTACTAATTCATCGAACTTAAATACTTTGAAATAATCGATATTTAACTTAAACGATTCTGATATTTCATCAATTATAATACCAGGATAAGCTAGTGTTTTTTTGAATTCTGTTCTTCTAGCTTTGTTTTCTTCGGCTATTTCTTTTGATTTAACTTTTAGTTCTTCTTTTTCTTTTTTCTTTTGTTCTTTCAACTCTAATTCTTTTTGTTTACGTTCTTGTTTTAAACGTTCTTTTTCTGGATCTTTTTTAAAAAACATAATGTATTTCTCCTTAAATTATATATTCTAATCTTTTCTCACATATTCTATAATCTAGTTTATAAGCCTCAGAAATATATGTGAGATTGTTTATTTCCTTTATCTCTTCATCTGATACCATGAAATAACTAGCGAATAAATCCGCTTCTATTTCTTGTCTTGATAGAGGAATGTTGGTTACACGTCTTAGAAAATGTACGTTAGATCCTTTATGTAATATATAGTGACCTAATTCATGAGCTAATGTGTAACGCTGTTCTTTTGAAGATAGATTATTGTTGATGTGTATGCAGTGGTATGTTATGTTATCTATTTCCAACGTATGATATAGACCTTTGTTTTCTCCAAGGTTGGCAAATTGTACAATTATTCCTAATTTTTTTATAATTTTCAATGGATCAGTTGTTCCGTATTTATTTGTAAGAGAAGTATAAATCTCTTTAATCGTCAATTTTAGACTGTTTGTGTCGTGCCATAGCAATTCGGGCCGCTTGCTCGATAGAAGCACGCACTAACTCCTTTGTTGTTTCGTCCATTGGTTCGCCCTTAAACATTAGGGTTTGTGTACTGTTGAGATTATTCATTAAATCGTCTACCATTGTAGAAATGTCTTGATTTTCAGTTTTAGTTGATTTATCTTCTACTAAATCTGATTTTTCTATTCCAAAATAATTAGCCATCATTTCTATTTTATCTATCCTAGGATAAGCTTTTCCATTTATCCAATCACTTATTGTTGAATAACTTATCCCTAAGCTTTCAGATAATTGATTTCGAGAGACGTTATTAATCTTTAGATATTTTTTTAAATTATTACTCATTGTTATTTTATTACCTAAATTACTCATCTTATCACTCCTTTTATGGTTTTATTATACGATATTGTCGTAAAAAAATCAATATTTTTTTAAAAAAATACGAAAAAATCGGAAAAACTACTTGACTTTACGATTTAATCGTAATATAATAAATGCAGGAGGTGAGAGAATGATACCTGAAAAAACAAGGTTACCTTTGGCAGAATGGAGAAAAAGAAAATTAAAAATTTCTCAACAAGAAGCCGCTAAGCTTTTAGGTGTAAGTAAAGATACTCTTAGTAACTATGAGCGTGGAGTGAGTTTTCCAGATGTGCCAATAATAAATAATATTGAAAAAATATATGGTATAAAATACGACCAAATTATTTTTTTAACTACTATTAACGATTAAATCGTAATTATTTTTTTGTGCAATATTTGCGATTTAATCGTAATTAAAACCAAATAAAAGCTCCCTTATTTCAAGAGAGGAGAAAGGAGTAGGGATATGAATAACACTGTTAAAAAGGCAGTAAGAAACTTCGAAAGGTTTTTTGGAAGTGTTCTTATTTTTGCACTAGGTTACTTTTTATATAATGATATCCCGAATAAGTTTACATTTTTAGTGCTTATATTACTCGGGATAAATGTGGAATTTTGGTTATTGTTTAGTATAGGATATTTGATTTTTATTTTGAGAAAAGACTCATAATCCAGTTGATTAGTTGTTCTCTGAATATAGTTATTGCTGGGCTTAAAATCCAAAAAATAAAACTTAGAATTTTACTTAATATGTTAGTAACTGGAATACCTAACCATTTTAGAAGATTTCTAGGAGCGAAGATATATAAATCTATAAAGTATTTAATTGTTTTTCGTTTTTCAAATTCAATATAGAAATGGTCGCATATATTATCTAATAAAGCGAATATAGTAGGTGCTACTTGTATATCACGAGTTGGAAAACTTGCTACGGCATCAACAGTGCTTATTTGCAAAATAGCACTATTACCTTTTTTATACGAAAGTGGATAAATTTCTTTGTTATAAACTATTTTATACAATTCTTTGAAGATAGCATTGTTAGGTCTATCATTTGATGGGTTTACATACCATTTTGCGTATGATTCTTTTAGTTTTTTAGCTTGATTATAGTGAGTTTTATAAGTTGAGTATTCATAACAATATTGAACAAATATAACAAATAATATCCATAGAAAGAAATAGAACATAAATTAATCTCCTTTGGTGTTTTTATTTTAATTATACCATTAGAGGGAGTATTTAGAAAGGAGGAGTGGAGATGGAGATTTATACAGAATTTGTTACAACTGTGCTAAATGCTCTTATAACAATAGTTATTACTACTTTAACAATGATGTTATATCATTTTAGGAAAATTAACAAATTAATTAATGACATGTTTACTGAATTAAAAGAAGTGTATAAAAATTAGGAGGACTAAGAATGGAGATAAAGAAAATTATATTTCTAGATGATACTTATTTGGAAGATTGTGTTTTATCTACTGACATTCCAAAAGAAATAGCCGAAGTATCAAGTAGTTTTGTGAAGTTAACCTTTGATAAATCGACTATTAAATATGTAAATTTAGATTACATACAATTAATTATACCTAAGTGTTTAAAAGTTATTTCTTCAAGGGGAAAAAAGGATGATAACAATTAACGAATTTATCGCATTTATTATCTTTGAGATATGTTACTTAGGATTAATGTTTTATATATTTTATATTACAGACAATTTATCGTTTTTTAAATATTTGTTAGGTATAAGAGAAAAGAAAGGTCAAAGATATATGAAAGCATTTTATAAAACGGTAAAAGAACAACTAGAAAATAAAGGAATGACAATTTACAGATTATCGAAAGAAACAGGAATTTTTGAACAAACACTATATTCGATGTTTAATGGCAACACAGCTAGTCCTACACTAGATAACGCTGTTAAGATAGCTAAAGTATTAGATATAGATTTAAATAAATTAAAAGTAGGTGATTAAATGTATGATGCGTGGAAAGATAAATTAGAAAATCCAGATAACTGGGTTGAAAGAACTGAACTAAGAAAAATCTTAAAAATGGATGGTTCTCCAAGATGTTTTAACGAGTGGTTGAATGAAATTGAGGCTTTAGAGGATTCTTACTTATATATTCAAGGTACTCTTGAAACTAATGAGACTTTTAACAAAGTTAGAATTTACAATTATATTAACAATAAAAGGTCAATAAAAAAACGTGAAAAACGATTAAAGAAAGGAGCTTAAAAAATGAATAAATTAAGAAGAAGAAAATTTAACACTTACTACTGGACTTGCACAGTAATAGCTGTATGTGTGTTCATTTTAAGTAATATTGAATGGCAAACAATACTGGCATTTCTGCTAGGAGCAACATTATTACCATTTTACACACTAGATGAACGTGGTAGGTTTGCTTTTGAAGACGGTGAAAGCAATGACTAGATATAAAATCAGTAGAAATAATAACAACTTATACAGTATGAAATTTAGAGAATTACTAATTGAGAAAATCGAACAATTAAAAATCAAGCCAACTGAATTATCAGAAATAAGCGGTGTTCCAAAAACGTGTATTTACAATTTCAGATACAGGATAAACGCTACATTGAAATTTGATTATGTTGTCAGATTAGCAAACGCATTAGATATAGACTTAAATAAATTGAAAGGAGTATAGGATGGAAAATTTAGATCTATACAATAAATTAGTAGAATTACAAACTATCCAACATGAAGTAGATAAACACATGGAAGTGTGGGAGCGAGAAAAGATAATAACAGCCCTAAGTGAAGAATTTCATGAGTGGTACAACGCTATAGGATTTTTCAAAATTTGGAAAAAACATAAGACACCGATTGAAAAACAACTAGATGAATTAGCTGACTGTTTAGCGTTCGCATTGTCACTATTAAATGATGATTGTAGAGTGTTTGGATCAGATAGATGGGCTGTTGTGCTGAACAGGAATAATGAACAGCATATTAAACTTATGAGAAATGAGATTGAACATGGTGAATTATTTTCAAAACGAGTGCATAACACAGTTTATAAACAATCGGTTGAGTTTTCTATTGAGTTGATTTTAAACATTGCAATGATTTATTACAGTTTTGAAGATTTATTTGAAGCATATAAAAAGAAATCATTAGTGAATATCCAGCGACAAAAAGAGGGGTATTAAGAATGTTAGTAAATATAGATAATGAAATTATAAAACTATTAGGACCACTTACTGTGGATGAGTATGAAATAGAAGAGTTTGTAAATCAAATAATATTAACAGGTTTAGCTTATGCTACCTATCGTGGATTTGGAAATATAAAACCGAATGAAATTGAAAAATTAAAAAGAAAATATTTCCACATAGACATGTTGAAAATGTTAAACAACAAATAAAAAAATAGCCGTTTAAAACAACGACTATTTACAAAAATATTCAATTTTAAAATAACACAAACAGGAGGAAAAAGCAAGTGACAAAAGATAATATTAATCCCAACCATTATAAAGCAGGCGGTATTGAAACAATAGATTTAATTCAAGATGTAGTAAAAGACTTTGGCAGTGTGTGTCAAGCCAACATCTTGAAATATGGAATAAGAGCAAATAAGAAACACGATGAACCACAGGACGATATCAAGAAGATAATCAGATATTGTGAGTTTTGGTTAAATGATTTAGATGGATTAAAAGCAAGTGAAAAGCGTTCTGAAGAAATAGCGGTGTTTGATAAGTTAAATGATTTATTGAACGATCAAGAGAAAGAGTTTTTAAACGAAAAAGATATTGAGCATATTCTTATTAACGGAAAAAAAGTGCCTGATCATTTAGTTAAAGATGCAATCGATATGTTAAGAGAAATCGTTTATGGAGAATAAAGAAATAGTTTTAAATGAATTAAAAGAACTTTATGACGATGGATATATTTTTGGTGATATAGCACATTTTGTCGATACTTACAGATATGAGAAACCGAAAACTGAAGTAGGACGTGCATACGATAAGTTATCAAGAGATGAAGAAATAGAAGTACTAGAAGAATATGTAAGGTATAGAAAAAATGAACGAGCAAATTTACGAGTTCGCAAAGACTATTAAAAATATTAAAGATATTGGTTTTAGTTATAAAGAAGCGAAAGATATATATGAATTTTATACAACGAGATTACAAGATTTATTTTTGTTTGATGAAGTTTTTGAAATAGATAGTAATTACACAACTAACGCTACTGATTGTTACAACAGTTTTGTAAACTTTTGTGTAAACAACAATGTTGATGTACCAACTCAAACAGCGTTCGGTTTAAATATGTGTAAGTTTGCTAAAAAAATCAGAACAAGAACAGGAATAAATTATAACGTGAGAATTAAGGAGATTATAAATGAATAGAATAATTACAGAAGAAAGATTAACAACATTATTACACAAGGAAAACATGCTTTCTAAAATTGAAATACCAGATAATGTCAATCCATTTGAAGCAACTGTATCTGAGGAAGAATTAAGTCAGTATGAACCAGTAAAAATTAAAATAAATAGTGTAATGAAAAAATTACAAAAATCAAGAGTTGATTGGCAGTCTAAACCACGTAAAAAAAGTGGTTTTAATAAATTCCAGAATTTTAAATATTTTGTACTAAAGGATATTTTACCAACAGTAAATGAAATTTTTAATAAAAATGGATTATACAGTCAATATAATCTGACGAAAGACTATGCAGAACTTATTATTACTGACAGCTCAACAGGTGATTATCTTACGTATAGAATACCTGTGCAGAAACTAGATAATCCGACTATGCAAAATATTGGAGCTATCAACACTTACTCTAAACGTTATTTATATATGAATGCATTAGAGATTGAAGAAGATGAAGATGAATTAGATAGTCAAGATTTAGATAAACCAGTTAACAAAGAATCTAAAGAAGTACTGATCAAAAAAATATCAGAAGCGTTAGGTGAAACTAAATTAAATACGTGGTTAAAAACATCTAAAAAAGAAAAAATTGAAGACTTTACTGTAGAGGAGTTAAGCAAAGTATGGAACAGTTACTCAAAAAATATCAAGAAGTAAAATTAGAACTTAAATTATTAGAATCAGAAATTAAAGAACAATTCTTACTGATGAATACTGAAAAGTATGAAGTAGGAGAGTTTAAAGTAGTCAAAAAGAAACCTTATATTAGACAGTCGTTTGATAGTAAAAAATTTAAGGAAGATAATCCACTATTATATTTAGATTACATTAAAGAAACGGAAGTAAAAGAAAGTGTCTCTATTTCAGTATGATGATTTAACGCATACTTACTCTTATATGGGACGTGTTGTCCCTTCAGTAACACAATGTATTAAATTAATTTTAGGTGATAAATATGGTGATGTGCCAAAAAGTATATTAAGAAAAGCTGCGATATATGGTACTAGAGTTCATAAGATATTAGAAGATTTAGAAGATGGAATAGAATATCGCAACTTAAATATATATGAACAAAATGCAGTTAATCAATATAAAAAAATTAAAGATTTTGAAACTATAGAAAAAGAGATCTTTGTAAATTATAAAACTGTGTATTGTGGACGTGTGGACGGTATAGGTAAAAATATCATTTACGATATTAAAACAACAACTAAATTAGATGTTGATTATATCAGTTTGCAGTTATCACTATATTTACTAGCTTATGATGAAGATAATTACGAAAATTATACAGGTTATGTCTTGTGGCTTCCCAAAAGAGATGCAGGGAAAAAAATTGAAATACCACTCAAGACTAAAGAAGAAATACTGGATATTGTGGAGCTTATAAAATGTTTGTGTTAAGAGATTATCAGAAAAAAATAATTAAAGATACATTTCAAGCTTTACATACTCACAAAGCACCTTGTGTGGTTGCACCTTGTGGAGCAGGAAAAAGTGTAATCATAGCAACAATTATTAAAATGTTCACGGATAAAAAAGCTAATGTATTGTTTCTAGTACATGTTAAAGAATTGCAAGAACAAATTAAAAATACGCTTATCAATGCAGGGGTTAACGTTAATTATGTAAATGTTGCTATGGTTCAAACACAGGTCCGTAAAACTTCTGATAGGACTGATT